AAGCTACCTGTTCCATCGGTAAGTTGTGAACCACTTATTTGAACAAGTGATTGGTAGCTATCTTGTATATTTAAAGGTCCTAAATTCTGTCCCATAATTCTTAATGGTTATTGTATGTTTCTTGTTCTTGGGTTAGGTGGAGGCAAATATGAAAAACGCGAATCTGATAACGGAATTCCAGCTCTAATTGCCTCTTCTAAATGGAATCCTCTTGTCCCACCATTTCTAAAAACGATAGGTGATTGATATTGTAATGAAAAATCAGGGATCTGCTCGTATAACTCTACACTTTCACCTAATTCTGGGAATACGGTAGTGCCTTGAGCAATCAAATATTCAACTAATTTTTCACCATACCATTCTGCTTTATTTTTAACATTCTGGCGTTTAACGTTGTAAAGTTGGAAATCAACGCCTTCGCTGTTCTCGCCACCGGTAGCGCGTAATACCCCGTTATTTCTCGGTCTTAAGTATATAGCATCGAGCGCATAGTAGTAAGCCCAATACAATAAAGCATTTTGAACATAATCATCTACTAATGTTTTGTAAACACCACTAAGTGTAGATGCGTCAATATCGCTAAGAATCTTTTGATATAGTTTAGTTCCTAACATACGGGCAATTTCTATATCCTGAGATTCACGAACCGCATTCTTCAAGAACAAAGAATCTACATTATCATTAAGATCAGAAAATTGCCTTAACTTAGTTTCGCTTATTATGAAAGTATTGGTCATCTTATCCTATTGTTTCTTCAATTATATCTTGTTCAATTTCGTTTTCTAACATAGCATCTTCACCTGATTCAGCCTCCTTAGACGTTACTACATCTACTTCTGTTTCACCTGTATCAAGGATTTGCTTTTGTTCAATACCTAAAACTATATCCTGTTGTGATTGTATTTGGATAAGTTTTTCTAATGTTTTTAGGATCTCTTGTTGATATGGCTTAATAACCATATTCAAAAATAATGTGTAGGCATCTAACATTTCCTGAGCACCACCAAGTTGTCCTTCGGTTTTAATACCTAACAGCATAGGAGAGGTAATACGATGTCCTGTCAATATTTTCTGAACTACCATATCATTTAATGCTAAGTAATAATCATCACCTCCATTATTAGGGATTGGTTCAATATCTGGTTTTTCTTCTTTAGAAGCAACATCCATATAGAATAATTGACCGCTATTTGATGTCCCAGCATATTGTGCTCTTAACATTGCTTCGATAGAACGTCTATCATCATCTGTAGCATTAGTATAAGTGACTATTGAAAGTGATGGTGTAAGACCATTCTTAAGATTTGAATCGTGATAATTATCTGTTTCACAATCTACTTCAATAATCTTTAAAGCACCCATATATTCTGGTAATGGGTAGTATCTTTGATTTGGACGATATGGTTTAACTACAAGTAATTGTTTAGATTCTTCATATCGTTTTTCTGGGTTATATGATGGAATGAATGTAGCATCATCATAATTAACCTGGTATTGTGATTTTTCAGCCCAATCATAAGCAACATACCATCCTGGAATATGACCTCTATGGTCACATTCTTTAGCTCTAATATAAGAGAAATCAATGTGATATACACTTGATATTTTTTCTCTATCTTTTGAATAAACAACTTCTAAAGCAAATCCACCAAACAAATAATAGTCAAGGGATACTTTATTAAAGATATCATTCCAAGTTTCTCCTTCAGCATTTGCTTTATCTAATACACTTGGAATATCACAAGTTAAGCCATCGCCTTGAATAGATTCAACGATAGCATTTACACAAGTGGCGTGTATAGATGAATTATTATACAAGTAGATAAGGTGATTAGGGAAATCATTGTAATCACCATATTTAATCAATTTATCATTTATTTTCTCGTTTGCCATTTTTCTTGGTCGGTCAATATTATATGGTAGGGCCGAGAAATGAATTTTTTTATTATCTTCCATTACGATTCGTATGTTGTGTATGTTCCATATTCATTTGTTGTAGTGTATTCGGTAAATGAAACATCATTAGATCCACTTACCCAAGCACGAATGGTTCTTAATATAGAACCTGTTACGGCAGCCTCAGAAACATTATTCCAAGTATAGGAATTATTGTTCCAAGCAAAATTAGCGGCAGCCCAAGTTACAGGAGCTGCTGTAGTTCCTTGATAAATGTCAATATTATATTGACCACTATATGCTGGGATTGAACTCCCGCTAATTGATACTATCCTATATTTGCCTTTCGTCTCGGTAACATTACCAAAGAATGTTCCGTTAGATAAATCGTATGATTGAGAATAAACAAAAGCCACATCACTAAGCGAAGCTGTAGTCGCTAAATGAAGGGCAATAGTATTGGTAGTTTGTGATTTGTCTAACTTTAACATAATTCTTGATGCTAAGTATTTTTTATTTTGGTGGGTTTAGGGGGGCATTTCTACCCCCCATTACCACTCTTATATAAACATCTTCCTAATTAGGAGATGGTGATTCCGCTTAATACATTAGAGAATGAAGTGGTAGATCCACTTACCTCTGATGCTGGGAATGGTTCGGTATAGCTGAATTGGAGGTTCCATCCATTTAAGTCTGAAAATGCCGTGCCCGTAGCTCCTGTTCCAGAAAGCAATTGACAACCATTTTCTTGACCTAAGTAGAAGAATTTACCAATGCCATCTTCAGCACCGTTTTGGGTCTCAACAACAATCTTTAAGTCTGGGTTTTGTGCTAACACTTTAACCTGGTTTCTTAAAGAGCTTTGTAATTTGAAGAAAACACTATTTACGTTACCCTCATATACAATTGTTCCATTTTCTGGAGTAGCTGTTAATGTTTCTGTGTAATCAGAAGTCTGACGGAATAATTCAAACTTATAGAATACACCACTACCAGAAATGGCGTTGATTAGCCCTTCACTTGCGGTTCCGATTGTATCAACCGAACCGCTAAGGATGTAAAGATTTTTTAGTCCGCCGGTATTTGACCTACAGCCCAGCGTAAATCCTGATGTAATATCACAAGCCATAATGTTCGGTTTTAATGGTTAAACAATCAGATTAGGCGTTGTTAGAGATCCAGAATTCTGGATACGCTACTTGAACACCTAATTTACAAGAGATTCTATGACGGAGTTGATCTGAATTGATATCAAACCAAAGGGAGAATTCAGATACGTCGCTTATCAAGTCTGTGCCGATAACGATTTGCTTGGCTGGGCCAAGAACGATACGGTCACCTGTGATGCCTGCTGTTCCAACTACACGAATGTTTTGGTATGGGTAAACCATATCAAGAACACCACCTCTGTTAGAGATAGAGTTAGGATCGAAGTAGTAAGAGTTAGCAGAACGAACGTCAGCTACGAATTGACGGAACTTACCAACACTCATAAAGAATGTTAAGTCGTCACGGTCAGCAACATCTGTAGATAAAGCAGCGATCATATTGTCCATATTGGCAAGAGATGCTGTAGTAGTGCCTACGATTTGTGCTGAATCGGTGATAGCTGAACCAACAGATCCAGAAGATAAGATACGAAGTAAGCCATCAGCACAAGCATCTGAAGAACCTGATACAGCGTTCCAGATGAATGTTTCGTTTGACTTACGGAATTGGTTAACAAGTAACTCAGAGTATTGAGTAGCAAGTTCCCAAGTTTCGTTGTATGAACCAGCACCTAAAGAAGAGATACCAAGATACTTGGTGTCAAGATCCTTCAAGCAAAGGCCGTCAAATGATTGACGTGAACATACTTGTAAGTTGCGTTGTGTGAAAGTAGCTGAACCAGAAGCTGAAGTAGCACAAGTATAACCGCTTTGAACATAAAGGTCAACCTCGAACAAGTTTAATGGTTCAAGATATTTAACACCTTCTTTCACGGTTACATACTCAGCTGTATTACCTGTATAGATAATCTTCGGTAAAAGTAAACCAGCTACCTCATTGTTAAAGTTTGCTAAAGCAGATACGTTTAAGCTCATTTTAATTTAATTTTAGAGGTTATTATTTTTTTGAAGCAAATCGCTCCATTACTTTGTCGAATCTTTTCTGATCCAACACGTTAAGAGGAGTGGATTTAGTTTTAGCAGAGAATGAAGCAGGCATTGATTTTTCAGCAGCTGGCTCAGCAGACATTTTTTCAACTTTGTCCTTGAGCATAGCCATCTCTTTTTTCATAGCTTCTACTTCGTCTTTAACAGCTTCAACAATGGCTTGAACTACGGCTTCAACAGGCATTTCTACCTCAGCTGTTGCTTCGTCTTCAGGCATCATATCTTCTGCCATTTCTTCTACAGAAACTTCTTCCTTCTTTACTCCCTCAACTTCTGTTTCAACTTCGGCCATTTCTTTTTCGCCATCAGCTGACATAATTTCTGTTACCATTGAACCTTCGGTGCGGATTTTGGTTCCATCTTCGAGCTCGTGCTCTCCGTCTGGAGCGTCCATTGTCTGCCCCTCAGCTGTGATAACTTCCACTTTGTCTCCTACTTGTAATGAATCACCTGGGAATCTAAGTGTAAACGCTCCGTTTACGTCCTTAAGCTCCCCGAATGTTTCTTCGGTAGTTGCCTCAACTAAAGAGAAATGAGCTTTCACTAATTCTTTTAATTCGGTTGAAGTCATTTGTAGAAAGTTTTTGGGGGGTTGTTAATATAAAATTATCGCGATATAATATCATTTGGGGTGTTTTTTACCCCCTTTACAATACTAAAATACAATTTAGGGTTGTCTCGCTTAATAATAGCAAGCACTTTTTTATGGTTAGGCTTCATTTAGTCTCCCTACTAAGTTTGCTGTAGCATATGGCCGCCGCTTGTCTTTGACCATATTCGTCTGTTAAATCGGCTATACAACGCGAAATAAATTCGTCTTTAGTTTCGATTGGTAAACGCTCTGGAATTGGCATATTATTTATTTTTATATATTTTAGCTAAATCAACAACAGCTTGTGAACCTATATAGATGCTGGAGATAATAACCCAATCACTTGATTCTAAGTTACTAAATAAACATAGTAGTGTTCCTATAACGAATACAAGGAACTTTCTACTAATGTATTTTTGTGTTATGTTATCTAATATTCCCATTATCCTTTTAAGTTTTTGAAGAACCCTTCTGCTGATACACCCTTTACTTTACCTGTTTTTATGTAATTATCCCAGAATTTTTCATTCTCGAATTTAAATACTCCAAACCACGTTCCAGCTGGCATATTGTATCCGTAAAGATTAGATTTATCATTTTCACTATCATCAACGATCCAATTCTCTACCATATAAACATCTTCAACAGGTGAATCTTGATCGTGTTCGTAATTCATACTATCCAATCTCTTTTGTTTATTGAATTTGTATGCTATTTTTTTAATTGTTTCTTCTGTAAAGTAAACATAGTATTTCTCGTCATTTTCATCTAAACGAGG